ATCGGAGTGGGAGCGCTGGGCCCTGGTGATGCGGGAAGACCCGTCGCACTACCGGTCCCCGGCAGAGCGCGAAGGGGAGAGGGCCGAGATGCTTCGGGTTCTGCCGCAGGACCCCAACGAGCAGGGAGACGCGGCGACGGTGGCGGGCCGAATGGCGGCGCGGAGGGCGCTGGCTTCGCTGCTGGCGCAAACCACGGCGGCGAACTGGGCGTCGCTGCTGGGGTACGTGGAGGAGCGGGCCGCTTCGCTCCAGCGGCATGCACAGCGGGCAGGGTGGATCGCGAACTACGCCGAACCGACGGCAGTGGCTAACGGCAGGCACGCTAACGTGAAGCCGAGCACGAGCGAGGTAAGGATGGACGGGTTCTCGTGCCACTATCCTGGGCAATCGTTGGGTGTAGCAGGGTATGCTGATATACTTCGCGGCGGAGGAATCAGGCAGGGATCTTCGACGTCTAAAGCCGGCACGCTGTCCGTTGCCGCGACCGGCGCCTGCGGTGTCAGCGGTCCGCCCGGTGCGATTTCTGTGCCCACGTGCACTCCTGCGTTCTTCACAACTGCGAGTTCCTCGGCATCCTCGGCGACGATCACGGGGTTAAGCTATTCCTACATACCCACATTAGGATGTACGATCGCGGGGAGCCAAGCTGCAACAACGCTCGTCAGCAAGACGAATATGGTGGCGGAAGACAGTGAATCCTGCGCGGATACCCAGGTGACCATTAGCTGCGATACCACGGATCTTTCGCTTGGCTCGACGGCACCCAAATCTACAGTGACGGGAAGTTGCACAACTACCGCACAGCCGACCGGTGGGTCCTTCAGTTGGAGCACAAACAAGAATACCATTACCCTGACCCCAACCCAGGACGGGTCGGGTACCAGCTACACATCGGCTAACGCGAGCAGCGCCCTGGGTGATACGACGATACAGGTTACTTACACCGTGAACGGGCAGCCCGCCACTGCCAAGTCCGGAGCGATCACAGTTCACAAGCCAACGAGTTTGTATGTAGCACAAGACGTAACCCCGATCGCCTCAATCCCATGCACCTTGCCGTGCCTAACGAACCCGGTAAGCGGGTGCAACGTGCAGGCCGGTACTAGCTGCACATACAGTGAAAATCAGTTCCAGAGGGACTACCACGTGTACGACCAGTTTACAACCTACTTCCAGGATTACGGGATCAATGATGCCACGGTCACAGAATCGATCAACCTGACCAGCAACAACTGTGCGGGAAAAGGTGTGACGACCGGCACGGGTTCAGTCACCGATATCACCGACACCTACGGAAAGTGCGACAGCTGCTGTGAGAATGGTGGCCCCGGCTGCACGAGCGTAGCCGCCCAAACAATTTCGGTTAACGGTTACAATATTTTTTCCGCGACGATTACGACGACCTGTACGACTGCCACCGTAAAAAACAACTAAGACCCCAATGCGAGGCTAGCTATGACCCATTCATGTCGGTTCATCTTCGTCGCAGGTGCATTAAGCCTGTTGGCTATCGGCTGGGCGGCGGATACCGGCACCGTCCTGGACCTTGATCAAGTTCGGCTTGACGTTTTTCCCCTCCAGTTGGAGAAGGTTCCCCTAACGGGGGCCCTTGGGATGATCGGCGTTAGGGCCAATGCCGTCAAGGGGAACTTGGTTCTCTTTGGGGTCGAGGTCTTCACGGAAGAGGGGAAGGAGCCGCTTGTCACCGCTCGTATCCCTGGCGGCTCAACCTTGCGCGCGGCGCTGACGGCGGTTGTCCAAGCCGTTCCGACCTACACATTTGAGGCCGTGACGCCCCATATGATCAACTTCCTCCCGGACACGGCCGGAAGCAACCCGGACGACCTCTTGAACGTGGGTATATCAAGGTTGAGTCTGGTCGACGTTTCCCCAAGCAACTTCATTGGCAATCCCGCTCGATACATCCCTGAGCTTAGGGCAGCATTAGACCGTGGAAAGGCGCCAGGGTGCCAGATCGGTCCAGGTCTTTCCGACAAGGCACCGGGAATTACGTTTCAGGCTGATGCTGTCACGGTCAGGCAGACACTGAATCTCGTTAGTGAAGCATCAGTTGCGTCGGCTCAAGGGAATCGCGGCGTTGCTTCCGGCTGGGTTTATCTCCATGAGGAGTTCCCGTCGCCCGACAGTCCTGCTGATTCTTGGAGAGTCCATGATGTCTGGGATCCAAGAAGACACGGCAACTAGGGCGTCTGAGTCTAACTGGGTTCTTTCTGGAAGTGTCAAGTTTTTAGGTATGGAGCCGAAACTGACGCTGCCCAGGCCGCCCGGTTTCGGCGGCATTCAGCCGGGCGAATCGGTGGAGTTGCTGTTCCCCATTGAGCCAGGGCGGCGCGTTGACGGCGGAGGTCAAGGCTCGAGGCATGCTGGCAACCGGATGAAGCGCTCAAAGACAAGGGGACGGCACATAACCTGATCATGGCGGCCCTGTCGGCTGGTGAGGCTCTTGCTGAAGCCGTCGACCTCGTTGCATCCAGACTGCCAACTCTGGATCGGGCTGAGAGTGCGATTTTCGCGATAGCGCGGTCGAAGGCTCCCGAACAATTCCCGCAAGCAACGCTCAAGCTGCTCGACAGGGTCGTTAACCGGAACCAGAGGTTTTATAAAGGCCATCTCGAAAAGCTGCTCGCGCGGGTAGCGCAAGCATGGCCCGAGGCGAGGCAGGACCCACGTTTCCTCAACCTTTCCGACTTTGCGGCCGTGAGTTCTCGCACGCTTCGGTTACGCTGAAAACATGAATGCAGCCACGCGCAAGGCCGCGCCATTCTCCATGAGCGAGCCAAGTCCGCGAAATATTGGCCATTTTCGCGAGAGACGCGAATGGTCTGTCAACCAGAGGTGTCCAGAATTTCGTAGCGGAAAGGTGTGGCTCGGCAAATAGAACTCGAACTCAGAGCCTTCCGGTTGACAGGCTGAGACTCTCTGACATTTCTCGGCCTTCTACTCGGCCCATCGTGTTTCCATCGCCCTCCCGTTGCAAGCAGAATTGACTTGCTTGTCTCCGCGAACAGAGCCATGAATGTGAGCGTCACGGTAAACCGTGAGAAAGAGAGCCACTTACATGAAAACGTTCACTATCGACAACGACAACAACATCACCGCGTTCCCGACGCCGGACCACGCCGAAGCAGCCGTGGGTGCCGGCTCCCAACCCTTTACCAGCCAGAAGCAACTCGTTGAACTGGCCGCCACGTGGCCGGCCGAACGATTGGTAGAAATCTGGAACAGTCTGCCCGGTGTCGAGCCGGTTAAGAGTTTCAAGAGCGCCCAAGCGGCAGCCGGGCGGATCTGGAATCGTATCCAGGCGCTGGGCGAAAACCCCAAGCCGCAGGTCCCCACGAAGGCCCCGTCTGCCAAACCGGCGCGCCGTGTTGCGCCCTCTAAGCCCCAGTCGACCAAGAAGGCAACCAGAGCGAAGAAGGCAACCAAAGCGCCCAGGAAAGCCACCAAGCCGAAGCCTGTCGATGCACGTCAGGGCAGCAAGACTGCCGCGGTCCTGGCCCTGGTCCAACGGACCAAGGGCGCCACAATCAGCGAGATCATGCAAGCCACATCCTGGCAGGCCCACAGCGTCCGTGGGTTCATCAGCGGAACCTTGGGAAAGAAGATGGGACTTACCGTGACTTCCACCAAGCGCACAGACGGCGCCCGCGTGTACAGCATCGCCAGAGGGGAGGCATAGCCATGGCGAACAGCATCTGGAAGGGTCACATCGCGTTCGGCCTGGTGGCGATTCCGGTTAAGCTCCACGCCGCCGCGCGCTCCCAAGCGGTCAGTTTCAATCAGCTCCACCAGTGCGATCACTCGCGCGTCAAACAGGTTCTGTACTGCCAGGCCGAAGACCAGCCGGTCGCGCGCAACGAACTGGTCAAAGGCTACGAGTACGAAAAGGACCGCTACGTGGTCGTCGAGGAGGCTGAACTGGAGCAGATCACGCCGCGCAGTTCCCGCGTGATGGAGGTGCTGGAGTTCGTACCCGAAGCGGAGGTCGATCCGGTCTATCTCGACGCATCCTATTATGTAGCCCCGGAACGGGCCGGCGAGAAGCCCTACACGCTACTCTACGAAGCGCTGCGGCGCACCGGCCAAGCGGCCCTCGCCCAGTTGACCATGCATAATCGCGAACACCTGGTCCTGCTGCGGCCAGGCCGATTCGGACTGATGCTCCACACGCTGTTCTACCGCGACGAAATCCGTGCGCTGGACGAATTCCGCACCGAGACTGAGTGGGTCACACCCCAGGAACTGGAACTGGCCCGTCTGCTGGTGGAGTCCTTGGCCGCCCACTTCGAGCCGGCTAATTATAAGGATAACTACCGCGAGAGTGTGCGGGCCTTGATTGATGCCAAGATCCGGGGCGAAGAGCGGAAGCAACCGGGAGCGATCATGTGGGCACCTCCCCCGGTGACCGATATCCTGGAGGCGCTCAAGGCCAGTCTGGCCCGGGCGAAGAAGCCCGTTCTGGTCGCCCAGCAGCCACCACAGGCGGCCCCGGCCCCCAAGCGCACCCGGAAGGCGATCGCCAGTTAGACCGATACGACGGCCACGGAGAGGAAAAGAACATGGACACGACCGTATTGATGGAAATGGAGAACCTGCGCAGAGCGAGTTTGGCGGCTCTGCGCGGGAAGTACCGGGAAGTATTTCAGGAAGAAGCGCGATCCCGGCACCGGGAACATCTTTTTCGGCGGATCGCCTGGCGTTTGCAGGCCTTGGCCGAAGGAGATCTCTCCGGACGGGCTCGCACGCGGGCGCAGCAGATCGCGAGAGATGCTGACTTGCGAATGGTGGCGCCCCGCGACTTCTTTACCGTGGGCGGCGAACCCGTCCGGACGACTCGCGGGAACCGGAATCGCCGGGAACCGGATAGCCGCCTGCCCTTGCCGGGTGCGTTGCTCAGCCGGAAATGGAAAGGACGGAACATTCTGGTCGAGGTCCTGGCGGAAGGATTCCGCTATGAGAACCGGCATTATCCCTCGCTGAGCGCGATCGCCGTGGCGGTCACGGGTACCCGCTGGAACGGTCTGGCATTCTTCGGGCTGACGCGTCCCGCGGGCGGGCAGCGGAAGGAGCGGCGGCATGCGGAAAAGTAATCAGGACGCAGCGAAGCCCAAACCCTCTCGCCTCCGTTGTGCGATCTATACTCGGAAATCGACAGAAGAGGGTCTCGATCAGGAATTCAATTCGCTCGATTCGCAGCGCGAGGCTGCCGAGGCGTTCATTCAGAGTCAGCGACGCGAAGGATGGATCGCGCTGCTGGAGTCCTATGACGACGGCGGCTTCACCGGCGCCAACATGGACCGGCCCGCTTTGACGAGGCTGCTCCAAGCAGTCGAAGCGGGCGAAGTGGATTGCGTAGTGGTGTATAAGGTCGATCGGCTGAGCCGATCCTTGCTGGACTTCACCCGCATGCTGAGCCTCTTCGAGAAGCACCAGGTGAGCTTCGTGGCCGTCACCCAACAGTTCAACACCAGCACGTCACTCGGACGGCTGACGCTGAACATTCTTCTCAGCTTCGCTCAGTTTGAGCGGGAACTGATCGGCGAGCGCACGCGGGACAAGATGTCAGCCGCGCGGCGGAAGGGGAAATGGGTGGGCGGGTGCCCGGTGCTGGGCTATGACGTAGATCCGGCTGGCGGACGGTTGGTGGTCAACGAGGAAGAGGCGGCACGGGTGCGGACGATCTTTGCGCTGTTCGAGGAGTATGGTTCGGCGCGGCTGGCGCTGCCGGAGATCGAGCGGCGCGGTTGGCAGCTCAAGAGCTGGACCCTCAAGACTGGTCAGTTCCACGCGGGCGGCCCATTCACACTGAACTCCCTGCGGCGACTGTTGACCAACATTCTGTACACGGGCGCAATCCGGCATAAGGGGCAGTCGTATCCGGGGGAACAGGCCGCGATTCTCTCGCCGGGCACGTGGGAACGGGTGCAGAATCTGATTACTCACCGTGGGGCATTGGCGCACGGCAGATCACGGAACAAACACCTGGCGCTGCTGAGCGGCCTGTTGTATTGCGACTCCTGCGGGACGCGGATGGTGTACTCGTATGCGGGGAAGAAGGATCGCCGGTACCCCTACTACGTGTGCCTGAACGCGCAGCGCAAGGGTTGGGCGGTATGTGCCGGCAAGTCGCTTTCTGCGGGCGCCATCGAGGAATCGGTGCTGGGGAGGATCAGGGAAGCGCAGCCTGGAATCCTTGATCCTTGCGAGTGGGGAGAAATGGATCGCAGCCGGCAGGTCGAGGCGATACAAGCCATCGTCGAGCGGATTGGTTACGACGGAACCGCGCGGCAGATCTCGATTCGGTTCCGTCAGCCTGCGATGACGGCGGCGGGAGAGGAGGAGCGGGTATGAGCGGCCACCAGGAGGTCACCTACGCGCTGGACTTCAGACAGAGCCGGCGGGAAAACCAAGCCGGCTGCGATCGACAGCCTCTCCATGGCGAAGCGGCTGACGGTCCGATTCCCCGGATCGCCCGGCTGATGGCGCTCGCGATTCGGTTTGAGGGACTGTTGCGGGATGGAACCATTCGCGATTATGCGGAACTGGCCCGCCTCGGCGGGGTGACACGGGCCCGTATGACCCAGATCATGAAGCTGCTCGACCTGGCTCCGGAGATTCAGGAACAAATCCTCTTCCTGCCGCTGGTCCAGGGCCTCAATGAGCGAAACCTGCGGTGCATCGTCAGCCGGATCGACTGGGACGAGCAGCGGCGCCTGTTTCAGAAGATCGCGGACCGTTGAGATTCTGCGAGCGTGGCCCGGAAACGCATCGCGGCCGCCGGATGCCAACTCCAGCGGCCTCTTTCGTCAGGCCCTTCATGCGGCCATCCTTACCCGCTCCTGTGCCACGGCGTCAAACGTGCGGCCGTCGCCTTCCAATGTGGCTTGCTTCCCGGTCAGCCCTTGCCAGCGCTGGACCACCACGTCGGCATACTTGGGATCGAGTTCCAGTCCGTAACAGACCCGCTGCGTCACTTCCGCCGCCGCGAGCGTGGTGCCGCTGCCCAGAAACGGCTCATATACCAATTCGCCAGGCTTGGTGTGGTTCAGGATCGGTCGCCTCATCAAATCGACCGGTTTCTGCGTCGGATGATCGAATTTCTCCTCCTCCGATCCACCCATGATGAACTTCGGCGAGGGCGACGCCCAGATCGTCGAGTTCTCCCCGGCCTTCCCGTACCAGGGAGCGTTCTTCTTGCGCACGTACCAGCACGGCTCATGCTGGAACCAGTAATGCGTTCTGGTGAGCACCGTGCGCCCCTTGTCCCAGATGATCTGCTGGTGGTGCAGGAAGCCGATCTTAAGCAAGCCATTGAGGACCTCGCGGGTGAACGTCGAGGCGTGCCAGACATAGCCCACTTCCAGACTGGGAACCAACGCAAATGCCTCGGACCAGTCGGCGCGCGTGTCGCCGGAGATACTGGTTTCCCGATGCCCCTTAGTTCGCTGTTTCAAATAGCTGGGCTCGGCAGCTCCGCAGCCGTTCAGCCCGGCCCGGTCCCGCCACTCGGAATCCAGTTCAATCCCGTAGGGAGGATCGGTCACCAGCAAGAACGGCTTGTGTTCGCCCAGAAGCCGTGACACGACCGCCGCGTCGGTCGCGTCCCCGCAGAGTACCCGGTGCGAACCACAAAGCCACAGATCGCCGGGCTGGGTGACGGGAATCGCCGGCAGCGGCGGCGCGGCATCTTCCTCCGGGACGTCCTGCAAGAGGAAGTCATCGAGCTCCTTCGTATCGAACCCCGTCAGGCTGAGATCGAAGTCTGACCCCTGGAGGTCCAGCAACTCGATCTTCAGCAGCTCCTCGTCCCAATCCGCCCACGTCGCCGACCGGTTCACCAGCAGACGGAACGCCTTGACTTGCGCTGGGGTCCACTCGTCGCACAGGATGACCGGAATATCCGTAATGCCCAATTTGCGCGCAGCTTTGAGGCGCAGATGGCCGTCAATCACTTCGCCGTCGCTGCGGATCAGACACGGAATCTTGAAACCAAATTCACGAATACTACTGCACATGCGGTCCACGGCCCTGTCGTTCTTGCGCGGATTGCGCGCGTAAGGAATCAGCCGGTCGATGGACCAGGTTTCCATGCGGATGGGATCTGTCGAAAAATTCATGTTGATATCTTCCTTTTTGTTTGCTCAATCGAAATTGTGAGATGCTGACGAGCGCGCACGCCGCGCGTGCGCTCCTCGTAGGGTGTCCCGCTGGGATTGGTTGCCGTCGCCCCGCGCAGAATGTCTAGAACGTCGCTAGTCGTCATCGTCGTTCGCTCCTTTGCGCCCGTACCTGACCGGCTTCCATCGCTCGTGGTCTTCCTTCAGTGACTCGCGGTAGGCGAATGCGCGGTGCGCGTATGGCAGACCCTCGACAGCCAGCGCCACTCCGAAAACGTCGTCGTCGTGACCGATGCCCTCTTCGCGCCCGTTCGGCTTGCGCACAAACCGCTGTAGCTCCGCGATGGTCTCCGGATCGTGCAGCCGGATGGAACCCTCGCGCAACGCCCGCTCCAGGCCTGCGATCAGCACCGGCCTAAAAACCGTGTTCGTGTCGAAACCCAGCTCCTGCAAGAGCGGTGTCTTGCGGTCGCTCGGATCGCGCTGCTTGGAATAGATCAGCTCCAGTGGGTAATTCAGCTTGAGCAGCTCGCCGATTACAGCTTTGCCGACGGCCTTCTGTTCTGGCACCAGGAAGGCCCACTCGTAAACCCGGCCCAGTGCGTGCACGCGTTCGGCCCACGGCGCGGGCTCGTAGCGTTCTTTGAGCTTGGCGTGCTCTTCGCCGGTGTCGGCGTCTATCACCGTCGCGCTGCAATAATCCGGATCCGATCCGCCGGCGCCGGTGCGCGCTTTCGGGTCGATGCCCTCGGCGTGATCCACGCCGATGATGTAGTGACCGCCCTTGCGCGGCATCTGGTAAATCACCAGCTCGCCGCGGCGGTCCCCGCTTTGCCGAAATCGGACGCGCTTTTCGATCCCCACCTCGACGACTTCCAGGCGTCCTCTGGGCGCGTCCTGAATCAGGGGCATCCGCGACACCGCCGCCATGTCGAAGATAGTCCGGCCGCTCGATTGGAATGCTTCCTGCGGGTTGCCGGGAAACTCCTGGCGAAACCGCTCGATCTTGCCTTCGCAGGCGGTCTCGATCTGCTGGCGGCGCCAGACGATCTGATCGACGCGGAGGTTATACTTCTGTTGCTCGACCAGCTCCTCGCGCGAAATCTTGAAGCCTGGCCACGCCGCCAGGCGATACTCGGGGTGCTCCCACCAACCGAAGAACACGAAGGCCCAGCCGCCGGCTTTGCGCGGATCCATCGCCCGCATGCACAGGTCGTAGAAGTCGCCGCCCATCCCGTTGGCGGTGGACTCGACAATGATTCCCGAGTCGGGCGAGTTTGGAATCCGCTGCATGAGCCCGGTCATGAGCGTGCCCATGTCCCGGTAGAAAGCGGCCTCGCTCAGGTGCGCCCAGTTGTACGGCGCCGAGCGGCCGATATCGACGTTGTAGGCGGTGCCGACCAGAATCTCAGAAGCGTTCGCGAACCGGAGGTGCCGCTCCGTGTCATTGACCAGCCGCGGCATCGGGACTTCGCCCTTGAACTCCCGCCCGTACGGGTTGTGTCGGTACGACACGACATATTGCTGGTAGTACTGAAAAACCAGGTCGGCGTGAGCGTCGCTGTCTGCCAGCACCAGCGCGCGGCGCCCATCGAAGAACAGAACGCGGCGGAAAACCTGCGTCGCGGCCGCGCTACTCATCCACACCTGCGAGGCCTTCAGGCAACACACGCGCACCGGCTTGCGCGCGTCCTCCAGCCTGCGAATCGCCCTGTTCAGCTTCAGCCCGGCCGGCGAGCTGCGGTAGGGAACGACTACGCCCTCTTTGTCCCTAATCTGCAGGTGGCCGCAGAATTTCTCGTGTGCCTTAAAGCCTTCGAGCGCCTGGTCAATTTCCCGCGGGGTGGGCTCCCTCATTTACGGAGCCCCACTTCGAACGGCCTGAGCAGCAGCGCGGCGCACACCGTGGCCAGGCGCTGGCAATCCAAACAGCCAGGCGTACAGGCCTCGCCGTGGTCGAGCGAAAACTCCAACTGCTCCACCATCACGTCGCCCACGTCGGCGCGAGGGAATATAAAACGGGGTTTGAGAAGTTCCGCGCTCTCTTCCATCGCTTCCACCATGGAGGCTGTTTTGTTTCGGATCCAGATACACCGCGTCACTCCGCGTCGGGAACAACTATGTCCCGAAACTTGGCCATCAGCAGCTCAGTGATTGACTTCGACCACTGCACGTCTTTCTTCGGCAGATCCGGCCCGCTGGGTTCGTTGTTGCGGGCGTCTCGGTAACCCAGCAGCACACGGCGATGGTTTTCGATCAGGGTGCAAATGTCGCGCGCCTCACTTGGGCTGATCTTGCCGGCAGCGGCCTTTTGTAGCGTCACCTCGGAAGCCCGGTCGAGGTCTGAAAGAGTGCTCATCGGCAGCCGTCCGATCTTCACGGGCGACTCTCGCTGGCGTGGAACGATGCGACTCGCCAGCATCCGATGCATTTGAGGATCCTCGCGGCATCGGTTGATGGCCAATGCCATGATCGCAGGCGAATTCTGCTCGAATAGCTCTTGAGCCTGGAGCGTTTTCTTGTTGGGACTACCCTTCGGGCGTCCGTGTCCATGCTTATTACCAGGCTCGAAGGGGCGGCCGCGACTCATATGCCAGCTCCTGCGTTTCCCGAGATGTGAACTGCTCCCATTTCGTAATCCTCGATGCGCCGGTTTACCACACTTTCAGAATCAACTAAATGCGAGCTTTACGATATGCAAGTATGCGGAAGAGTTCCGGAAAGAAAACGGAAAGTAAGCGGAAAGTAAGCGGAAAGTAAGCGGAAAGAGAACGGAAAGGCCCTACTCGGGTTTCACAAGCTCTTCTGGTGTGGTCCCCATCCCCGTCGCGATGGCATTAAAGATATCGCGCCGAACCTTGCCCGTTTTCCTGAACCCCCGAAGGCTTCGATCTGTAGTTCCAATTTGGTTAGCAAACGAGGTTTGGCTCATTACCTTCGATTCGATATAGGCTTCCATGCGACTCGCAGCGATCTGGCTTGTCACAGTCGCCGGCAATCGCTTTCTGGCTCCGGCCTTGGCCTTGGGAACCACGTTGACAGGTCGACCGGAATCCTCAGGTGGCTTCGTGCGCGCTTCCAACCGCTTCAGTTCTTCGGCGCTGAGGGCTCAATTCACTTGGCAGGCCGGCGACCACGCGATCTGCGCTGGTCCTAATACCGCACCCGCGACCCCAAGCTCAATCGCGACTTTACCATCAAGGTGCTCCCCGCGGCGCTGGCCAACGATGCCCAGTACACGGCCGCGGTGGAGAACGCTGTTGCCGGCGCGGGAGCCGCAGCTACGGCCACGGGCGCCGCATTCGGAGTGAGCGCCGAAAGTGCGGGGTCGCAGTTCGCGCGATGGGGAGCGGCATCGGCCGAAGCTCATCGTGAAAGCAGTGACGTGGCACCAGTTGCGAATCGCACGGCGCGATGGCGGCTGGGTGGCGGAAGTCTACCTGGATATCTGATGCCCGCGGAAGCCCAAATCGAAGCCCTGGACGCATGGCGGTACCGCATCGCGCGCGACGAGCGGCGAGGCATGCGCACCGACGTGGTGGTGTATGCGAGCGCCGCGCTAATGGCGCAGATCCGCAAGGACTTGT